ATGCAAGACCGCTGGGGTGTGCTTCGCAACGTCCGGTACGTCGAAGGAAGCATCTATGCCGACCTGCATTACATCAAGAGCCACCCAATGACAAAGCAGCTTGTCGAGGCTGCACAGCGATTCCCTGAAATCTTCGGGCTGTCCCATGATGCTGGTGGGGATGAGCAAATCATTGACGGCGAACGTCGCGTGGTGGAAATGTACGAAGTCAAGTCGGTCGATGTGGTTGCCGATCCAGCGACGAACGAAGGGCTGTTCGAGAGCTATCGACCTGCTGGAAGTCCTATGAAATCACGAAAGCAAAGGCAAGCGAAGCGAATCTCTGAAATGCAAGTTCGGAGCGATACGCTTGACCCTGTTGCTATGCGAATGCAACGGAAAGCAAAGCGCATGAAAGCTATGTCCGAGCGAAGCGACCAGAAATATTCACGTTGAGTTTTCTGGTGAGCATTTCCTGGGTAGGGTATAGCAAAGTCCAAGAGCAAAACACTTCGGAGCGAATCCAATGAAAAAAACCTTCCGTCAATTTGTCGAGTCCTACAAGCCATCCAACCGCCCTGAAATGGAAGTTGCTGAATGCTTGCAGGAAGCGATGGACCAGTATCCAGCACTCGGCGACATGAAGATGCAGGAACCCATCGATGCAGCGATGGGCGAGGGCATGAAGAAGCCGATGGAAGAGGGCTACGGCGAAGAAGACATGGATCCGGCTGACGGGCTCAAGAGTGCGTTCAAGGCCGCGATGATGCAAGTCCTCGATGACGATTCGCTCGATACCGTGGGCAAGCTTGCCAAGCTGAAATTGATGCTTGCAGTATCTGACAAGGCATCCGAAGCGATGAGCGGCGGTGCGGCTGGCGCAGGTGCGATGGCTGACGAAGAAATGGACTCCAAGATGGAAGAATCCTACAAGGCCAAGATCAACGGGCTGCAAGTCGAGCTCGACCGGTCGAAATGCCGATCGATGCTTACCGAGTCTCAAATCGAGGTCTCCGAACTCAAGATCAAGGCTCTGCTTCCCCTCAAAGAATCCGAGCGAATTGAGCTGGTCAAGAGCTGGAAGTCTGGAAACGTTTCCAAAACTCGACCCGCTCGAACCGGCTCGATCATGCAGGAAAGCTCCGGTCCGACCGAGTATCCGAAGACCTCCGAGGACTTCCGAAGAGCCCTCAACTAGATTTTCGGCGCATTGTTTTTTTCGATCAACAAATCAAAAAGGTAGAACATTATGAAGGGTTTACTTGAGCCAGATTCGGCCATCAAAGCAGTGCGAACGTTCGGAGTGGTCGATCACTTCATCGGCCTGAATTCTGCCGAATGGACTTCGACGCTTACCGATTCTGGAACCGCAGCAGTCGGTGATGAATTCGGTGGTGTGCTGACGATCAGCCCATCGGACGGAACGGTTGCCGACAACGACGAAGGGTACGTTGCAACCAAAGAAATCTTTAAGATCGTCAACCAAAAGCCGATCGCCCTTGCAGCACGAACCCAGTTCACTCAGGCAGCGACCAACGCAGCAAATGTGTTCGTCGGTCTGATGAACGCGATGACTGCCAACGCTCTGCGAGACGACGGCGCAGGGCCCAAAGCTGACTTCTCCGGTGCGGGGTTCTTTGCGAAGGACGGAAGCACGAGCCTGTTTGTGATCTACTCGGACGGTACGACCCAAACGATCGCCGAACTGACGGCAACCAACACGATCAACAAGACGGCTTACTTGGCCGCAAGTGCCGACTTCCAGTTGCTGGAAATCGACATCGTTCCAAAGACTTCGACGCTGGTTGATATCGCCTTCCGTGTCAACGGTTCGGTGGTCTACAAGATGCTCGATCGCACCTATGCCAACGCGACCGAAATCTCGGCTGGCCTGGGCGTGAAGAACGGGACTGCTGCACAGCAAGCACTCAAGGCCGATTTGTTCGTCTGCAACCAAGCCCTGTAAAGCACCAAAAACAAGCGGTCCTCAACGTGGGGGCGGCGGTAAGTTTTCTCTTTGAGAATTGAAATAGAACCATGCGAAATGTGAAAACAAGCCGTCACCAGACTCTGCGACGGCTCTACGAGGCATCGATCCGAGACAACGCGATTGAACGCTTCATGGAAGACTTCCGTCAGTCGCTCGAACAGGATGCTGGAAGCCTTGCCGATCGGTGGTCGGTACGCGAACTTTTCGAGCAGTTTGTTCCCGAGGGACGCGAGGCGGTAGCGATGCTACGTCCGACCGGTGGGGGTGGATATCAAATCCGCGAGTCTGCGGAACTGGTCGACACTTCTCAGTTCGCAAACATCCTCGGCCAGATCACCTACACGGCAACGCTGAACGGGTACAACGCTCCGGAATTGATCGGTACGCAACTGGTGGAAGTAATTCCGACCGTGTTCTCCGGTGAGCGTATTCCTGGCGTGGGACGGCTTGGCGATGACATCGATGTGGTTGCCGAAGGCGGGGAATACCCGAACGCGATTTTCGGCGAAGAGTATGTTGATACTCCCGAGACGATCAAGCGCGGTTTGATCCTTAACGTCACCGCCGAAGCGATCTTTTTCGATCGTACCGGTGTGCTGATGAGCGAGTGCGGAAAGACCGGGGAGCGAGTCGGTGTCAATCGCGAGAAGCGAATCCTCGACGTCGTTTGCGGTATCGTGACCGTGTACCGTCGAAACGGTGCGTCGGCAGTTGCAACCTACCAAGCCGAAAACACTGCGTCGAACACGCTGGCAGACTTTACCTCGATCGATACGGTCGAACAGAAGTTCAACACGATGACCGACCCGATCACTGGCGAGCCGATTTCGATCGACCTCGACACGATCTTGGTCCCCAAGGCGTTGAGCAACCTTGCTGGTCGAATCATGGCTGCGAACCAAACGCGAAGCGGAACGAACTCGGGGAACACCCAGACCTACGTTCCTGGCAACTCGGTCAATGCGAACGCTCGCGTTCTGACGAGCCAGTACGTTCGGCAGCGAACGAGCAACGACACGACTTGGTTCGCCGGTCGACCGCGAGAAGCTTTCGTTTACATGGAGAACTGGCCGCTGACTGTAACTCAGTCCGGAAAGGATTCCGAAGTCGGATTCACAAGGGACATTGTGGTGCGATACAAGACCTCCGAGCGTGGCGCACCGACGGTTCGCGATCGACTCAAGATGGTCAAGTGCACCTAAGAAACCACTTGTCGTGGAGTTGGAAGGGACGGATCGAAAGCCGCCTGGGTAACACTGGGCGGCTTTTTTCGTGCCTATAGCGTCTGCAAAAAAAGAAGACTAGAATTTGCAACGTACCGTTTTTTCACAACTCAGGAGCGATTGAAATGTCAGACGCAAAAAAGACCGACAAGGCAGAGCCACAACCTTCACTCGAAGAACGACTGGCAAAGCTTGAGGCCGCCGAAGCTGCAATGAAGGCCAGGGAAGAAGCATTGCAGGCTCGGGAAGAATCATTGCTGGCACAGAAGGATTCTTCTGCACTCAGGCCGATTCGACCATCGGAAGCAGTAACGATCGGCAACGGTTATAAGTTCGAAGTCAGTCCGGCCAATCCAAAGGATAATCTCCCGAAAAAAGAAATCGACTGCTGCGACGAATCAGAGGCGATCCGTTGGTACATTGCGACAACCTCGGATCCTGAAAAGCCTGGGAAGCAACTTGATCCGGTCAAGTATCAATTGAAAGTCAAATGCCTGGACCCTCGAAAGGCGGCTGACCGTGCTGCTGCGTTAAGGCTTGCTGGAATCCGAGCGAAGGCCGCAAGACAAGGAATGCTGACCGACGAAGAGCAACGGCTATTCGATGAGGACGAACAGAAGCGGCTCGGCTACTAAAGTGAGCAGTTCGATCTTAGGATAGGGCTACGAGGGCAGCATGAGCGTATTGACAGACCTTAAAGCACGACGAGCGACGGTCGCATCGGAGCTTGCATCGATGTCGATTAGTTCGATCGGTGGCAAGCCAAATGCGATGACCGCTGACGGTGGAACGTCGGTCGATCATGTTGGGTTCCGAAAGTCGCTTCTCGAAGAGTTAAAGATGCTCGACGATGCGATTTTGCGCGAGGCTGACGTTCAGGCTGCATTGGATGACGAAGACGGTTCTTGGGAAATCGAATCACAGGTGTACTCATGAATGTTTTGACCGTCACTATTCCAAACGGAGTAGACACCAGCGACGATGTAAGAATTCCCGAGGGCGAAGTCCTCTGTGCGATCTCGACCAACTCAGACGGATTCGATGGCGCGAACGTCGGATATCAAATCCAGTTCGACGGAACTAATTGGCTGACGGTCAACCAGCTCGACTCTACGACCGCGCACACGACGGCGCTCGGTGCGACGAAATGTTATACGCCTGTCAACTCGAACGTGTTCCTAGCGTCAGCTAGGGGCTACAAAGCCAAGATTCGCTTGAAGGCTGCAACGGCTCAAACCGGGGCAATCGCGTTTCAACTTCACTTCCGCCAACTGCGCTAAGAGCCAATATGAGCCCACCAGTATTTTTGCCACCAGACTTAGTTTCGGACGTCGAGACGTTCGCAGCACCAGGAGACCTATGGCATCTTCCGAAAGCGACGTTCGAGCCGATCTGGAAACGGGTAACTGGCAAAGGTATCGTTGCGGCTGTACTGGACACTGGTTGCAATCCCCACGATTTGCTGCCAGAGCCAGTCCATGCAGAATCGTTCGTCCAGGGCCAGAACTGGAAGGACGGCAACGGTCACGGTACACACTGCGCAGGGACCGTGCTCGGTCGTGACGGAATCGGAGTCGCTCCTGGTGCCTCTCTGATGGTCGGAAAGGTGTTGTCGAATGGTGGCAGCGGATCCTCAGACGGAATCGCAAAGGGCATTCGATGGGCTGCGGACAAGGGGGCTGACGTCATTTCAATGTCGCTCGGATCTAGCAGTCCTTACGAGCCGACGCGCGAAGCTTTGAAGTACGCTTGGGGTAAAGGAGCGATCACGGTCTCGGCTGCTGGCAATTCAGGCTTTACTGGTCGACAAAACACAATCGGCTACCCGGCAAGGTATCTCGATGGACTTTCCATTGGTGCGTATCGTCAAGACGGTCAACGAGCCTCGTTCTCATCGGGGGGTCGAGAGCTCGATATCTGCTGTCCTGGGCAGGACATCATTTCGTGCTCAACGACAAACGGATTCCGAGGGATGTCTGGTACGAGCATGGCGACCCCGTTCGCTGCTGGCTTGTTCTGTCTGATCATCGAATTGATGCGCCGAGAGGGCAATGCAGCATTCACCGGCGTTGAAGCTGTTCGAGAGTTCCTGAAGCAGTACACCCAAGACAAGGGCGACCCTGGGTTTGATCCGTTTTGGGGGCTCGGCATTCCGAAGACCTCAGACATCGTTGCGGCGCTCGTCAATGACCAACTGACTTTTGTTTAACTTGCGGATTGTCCGCGAGTGGTTTTGTAGTCCCTAGTTTGAAAGAGTGTTTTATGAGCTGCGAAAGCAAATTTGATGGTGAAGTAAGCGTATCTTGCTTGCTTGAATTGGTTGCCGATGTCCGCAAGGGGGCCTCAGCAAAGGTTCTCCTGCAAGCGATGTGGTTGCTCGGTTGTTTGATTGCAAAGTTCGCGACACCCCAAGCCGGCATCGGCTTCTCGGCAATGAGCGAAGATCTCGATGTCGAAAGTCTGGATTGCGAGTCGGGTTGCGGCGATCTCGAAAGCGTCCTCTGTGCGATCGAGACGAAGTGCGCCGAGCGAGAGACTTCTATTCAGTCCTCGGGGCCTCCGGTGGGCTCGCAAGGTTGGGAAGTGTTCATCCCGTTGATTCTCGAACTGGTCAAGATGATCATCGAAAATCGACGCAAGAAGCAGCAACCAGTTCCGACCCCCTAAAGCGAACTTGATTCATCAATACACAACCCTTCTACAAAACCAAGGTTAGACCATGCGAACACTGATTGCCTTCCTGCTACTCACGATTCCAGCTTTCGCTCAAGAGCTCAAGGCTGCGATCAAAGGACCGGCAACGGCGCTCGCTGGCACCTTGGTTTTCCTTTCCCACGAGGAAGCAACTGGCGACAACAAAGTCTGGATCATTCCCGACGAGCTTAAGTCCGCTTCGGCCTCATGCGGATCCAACATATTCTTTTCGATTCCAACACCTGGGAAGTATCAATTCGGTCTGATCGTTGCAAACAAGCAGGCTGAGATCGCCTACAGTTGGCATACGATCCTTGTCACCGGATCGATCGCACCAACACCAACTCCGACTCCAACGCCGACCCCTACGCCATCGCCAGGACCGATCAACCCGAGTCCGGTCAATCCACCTCCGAGCCTTGAATCGATTCGCCTTACGTCCAGGGCTGCGGTCGATACCTTGCAAGATTCCTCAACAACCTCACTGCTTGCAAGCTCGCTGACAAACGTGCTCCCGAAGCTCCCCTCGTATCTGCCTGACGCAAAGGGATTGGTCACAAGCACGATCGAGACTTGCTTTGCCATGCGAGAGCCAACGAGCCGACGAAAAGACTGGCTGAACGTGTGGAGGATTCCCATCGACAAGGAAATGGCGAAAGCCAACCCTCAAACAACTGACGAATACCGCGAGTGCCTCAAAGCAGTGATCCGTGGTCTGTGTGTCAACGGCCAATGCCCAAACCCCTAATCCGCAGGAAGACCTAGCAATGTCAGAGAAATTTTTTTGGAACTGGCTGAACATCGGTCGCGACGGTCAACCGATCGATGGCGAGTACGGCGGTGGGCAACGAACCAATCGTTCGTCGCTTCCGAGCAACACAAGCCAACCG